CCACAAATAACAATCAGACCAAGCACACAATTTTGACACTTTCAAAGGCTATTGCGGCGGATGCGGCTACAATCGGTATTCCGGCAGAGGTTACATTTTATGACCGCCTGGGAATTACAGAAGAGGAAGTGGAGCAGATGAAAGGAGAGTTAGTATAATGGGAAGATTATTTGTTTATGACGAGAATATGACGGACGAGAGGGCGAAAATCACAGTTGCTAAAATGGCCGCCGTATCGGACATTGTAGCGAGTGAAAAGGCATTTATACAGTATTCCGCAGCCGGACAATTAACCGTGCTTGCCGGGGCAGTTATTGCGGTAGGGGATGCCATTTTTCAGACCGAGGAAACAACACTTTCCGCCGCCAACCTGGACGGTGCAAGCAGTTTTGCACACGGTAAGGATTATTACATTTACTTGTGCGACAATGGCAAGGACAGTTCAAACGAGGTTTATTTAATCTCTGAAAATTCCACATTCCCGGACGGCGTGGAATGGGACGATACAAACACCCGTAAAATTGGCGGTTTCCACTATGGCTTTGTTAGAAATGTGGATGAATACGGCAGAGAAGTAAATACAAGTGGAAGTGTGCGTGGTAGCGGTTGGGAAAGTAACGTGCGTGAGGACATTGCCCCTAACTCTGTATGGACCGCATTACACCGTCCGAAGTGCGACCCGTCCGGTATGGCATACCTGGGGAATGGTTTGTGGGCTGATATTTACCTTGCATCAGATGATGGGGCGAACGGCTTACAATCTGTATATAATGCAACGCCTATTACGGGTACAGAGGGTTTAAATTGGTATATTGCCAATGAAAAGGCTGCCCGTGTCGGAAAGCGTTTACCGGACCTTGCAGAGTGGTTAATTGCAGCAGAGGGAAGCCCCCAGGGATTAGACGGCAGCAATACAAACGGTTGGACCGCAACAACCAACACTGCAAGAACCGCCGTTGGAAAAATCAAAAATGCAATTTCTGTAAAAAATATTATGGATATTGCCGGGAACGTGTGGGAATGGCTTAACGAGTTGTGTTTAGACCCAACCGCCGCATCCTGGAATTGGTACAATGTTATGTCCGGCTACGGTCAAATTTATATGCCGTCGCAAACAGCCTTGCACGCCCTCATTGGCGGCGGCCGTTGGGGCGACGGCGTGCATTGCGGTAGCCGTGCCGTCAATTGCAACAATTACCCGTGGAACGTGTACACGAGCCTTGGTGTGCGGTGCGTGTGTGACAGTCTGTAATCTGCCAGGGTGGGCGAAAGCCCACCCCATAGAAAAATATATAAACCGAGGATAAAAACATGGCAGAGAACAAGAAAAGCAATCAAGCGGATGCGTATATGGAGAGCATGAAAGCGTATCAAAAGACCTATGATTTTCTTTTATACCTTTATCCCATATTGTCACAGTTTCCGAAATTTGAGAAATTCGCATTGCAGAGCCAAATTAAAACGGCGGTTTTTGAAATGCTTAAATCAGTAATCAGATTTAGAAAGACCGGGACAAAGAGCCATATATATAACGCAGATGTAGAGTTGCAGTTTATCAAAACCCTCATACGGCTTTCCTACGATTTGGAATATCCGGCAATGAGCAAACACAGATACGAAGTATTGAGCAAGAAAATGACAGAATTAGGATGTATCATTGGCGGAATAATCGAAGCCGTAAAGAATGGAAATTGGAAATAATGTTGGCATTGCCAATTTTATTTTGGGGAAACTGTTAATATGCACCGGGCCAGTTCACGGAACTTTCCGAGCCTTGCACGCCCTCATTGGCGGCGGCAATTGGAACAACGGCGTGCATTGCGGTAGCCGTGCCGTCAATTGCAACAATTACCCGTGGAACGTGAACACGAACATTGGTGTGCGGTGCGTGTGTGACTTTACAATTTTATAGACATAGAAGCCCAAGCGGCCACTAGCAAAGATTTACATTTTAAGTAAGTCAGACGGTTTGCCCGTTCCGGTGCGATACCGGACAAACTAACAAAGCAAACCACCTTTTAGTAAAATAGAATATTTGAAAATTGGTAGGGATTAAATGAAAACAGTAAAGGGACTACATGAGAAAATGGGGACCTTTGAAAATGCCAATACTTCATTCCACCAGGCGGCAAGGTGCAAGCGGTACACGAATGAGGTATTGGCTTTTTCTATGGTTAAGGAAGAGGAACTTTTAAGAGCAACCGAGGAAATACAGAATTTAACATATAGGCAAGGGGAATATAAGATATTTAAGGTGTTTGAGCCAAAAGAACGGCTTATTATGGCGTTGCCGTTCTATGATAGAGTGGTGCAACACATGATTTGTAACGCTATTCAACCCGTATTTGAAAACGGATTTTATTACCATTCTTACGCTTGCCGGAGCGGTAAGGGGATGCACGCCGCAAGTGATACATTGTATCAATGGATGTATGAAACAGAGGTAAAGCAAGGGTTAAGGATGTATGCCTTTAAAGGGGATATATCAAAGTATTTTGCATCTATACCGCATGACAAATTAAAGGATGAAAACCGCCGCTATATAGGGGATAAGAAAGCCCTTATGTTAATGGATGATATTATAGACCACAACGGCATATTGCCGGACGGTGTGGGAATACCCGTTGGAAACCTCACAAGTCAGTTATTTGCGAATGTGTACGGCAATAAGTTAGATAAATTTTGCAAGCACGTTTTACATATTCCGTATTTTGTGCGGTACATGGATGATTTTATTATCCTATCGGATGATTTGGAGCAGTTAAAAGAATGGGTTAAGAGAATAGAAGAATTTTTGGAAAATGAAATGCTTTTGCATATTAACCCTAAAAGCACAATCCTATACGCCGGGAATGGCATAGATTTTTGCGGATATATCCACTATGCAGACCACAAGAAAGTAAGAAAATCATCTATCAGAAAGTTAAAGCAAGATGTAAAGGCGTATGAGTTGGGCGAATTGCCGCCGGAAGAATTTAACCGGAAGTATGAAAGCAGAAAGGGACATTTAGGACACGCCGACACATACCACATTGCAAAGGCGGTTGAATACAAATTGTTGTTCTATGAATGGGAACGCCTGGAAGCAACGGCGTAAAAAGGGTCAGAATAAAAAGCCGTTCCATTATATGATTTACTTGTAAAAAATCCACAGAAAGGAGCGGTGCAAAATGAAAGAGGAAATTGCAGCATTTATTTTAGCGGAAACGGCTAACCCCATTTTCCGCCTTGTGGCCCTTGCAGTTGTATTTGATACAATCATGGGCGTTTTCAGAGCAATAAAGGAAAGAAAGTTTAATTCATGTGTTGGGATTAACGGGGCAATCCGAAAGGTAGGAATGATTGTTTCTATCATCTTCCTTTCCATTGCGGATAAAATTCTTTCAATCAATCTGATAGGTTTTATCCCGTCCGGTTTATGGTCTGATATTGGTATACAGACCCCGGCGGTTATCGGAATGGCAGAGTTTTTTTCTTTACTGTTTATTGCGTATGAAATCGTGAGCATCCTTAAAAATATGACCCTTGCCGGACTTCCGGTAAAGAAGTTGTGGGATGCCGTAAAGAAGTTTTTAGGTAAGTACACGGAAGAGTTACCGGATGATGATTAAAGAAAGCGAGGAATAAGACATGGCAACAAAAGACCAGGTAAACACCTTTATTGCGAAATTGGCAGCAATCGCAAGAAAAGAATATTTAACCCGTGATAAATGGGTTTTACCGTCCGTATGTATCGCACAGGCCGCATTAGAAACCGGGTGGGGAACGTCCGGGCTTATGACAAAAGCCAATGCGTTTTTTGGCATTAAGGCCGGCAGCAGTTGGAAAGGAAAGGTTTACAGTAGCAAAACAAACGAGTGCTATGACGGTAAGACCTACACGCAGATTACCGCCGCTTTCCGTGCTTATGATAGCCTGGAAGAGAGCGTGGCAGATTATTACAATCTGATTTGCGGAAGTTCCCGTTATGCCGGAGCAGTAAACAACGGAAACGCCGAAAGTGCCATTACCGCAATCAAAAACGGCGGATATGCAACAAGTCCTACATACATCAAGAATGTAATGAACATCATCAATTCTTATAACCTTACACAGTATGATACATGGGACGGAGAGAACCAGGGACCGGCGAACAAGGAAACCCACGGTTATAAGGTGGGGGACAAGGTAAGAGTGATTGACAACATCACATACAACGGGGTGCGTTTTGCAACCTATTATGATGAATATGATGTTATCCAGGTAAACGGGAACCGTGTTGTTATCGGTATCGGTAACACCGTGACGGCAGCAGTAAACGCCGCCAACATTGCAAAGGATGCAGAAGTACCAACCGACATTCCGACCCAGGAAGAAACAGAGAACGCCCACGGTTTCAAGGTAGGGCAGAAAGTAAAGGTTATCAATGCTTACGATTACTACGGTAATATGTTTAAGTGTTGGTACAGTAAATATGATGTTATCGAGGTTAAGAATGACAGAATTGTTATTGGTATCGGCAACACCGTAACGGCAGCAGTAAACGCCGCCAATTTAGCAGCAGCATAAGCAACGCCGCCTTTAGGAATTTGGCTACCAAAAGAGCAAGGAAATAATGTATATCACGGAATTAAAAGCACACCTTAAAAAGTGTGCTTTTTCTTATATATAAAACTTTTTGAAAATATTGCGTAATATGTATTGACATATTACGCAATATGCAATATAATAAAGACAGTTAAGAGAGGAACACAAAGAAAGCGAGGAACACAACATGACATATAGCGAATTAGTAAAGGAAGCAATTAGAAAAGCACATGAGGAAGCAAAGGCAGCAGCCGAAGCAGCCAAAAACCAGGTAGCACAATTTGAGGTTGGCAAAACCTACTATACACGCAGCATTTGTAACCATGATTGTATCTTTTCCGTAAAGGTTATAAAAAGAACCGCAAAGACCGTTGTAGTCTTAAAGGACGGAGAAGAAAAGCGGTGCAAAATTGGGCTTTCCTGGAATGGCAAGGAAGAAACAATTACACCGTGGGGCGTTTACTCCATGTGTCCGGTAATTGGAGCATCCGACATAGCAGCATAATAACACATAAGACCGGGGCAAACGCCCCGGCAGAAAGGAAAAGAGTATGAAAACATATTATTGTGTAACATCATCATTTGACGATAGGGGAAGAGCAACGGCAAACATTACAGATATGATAAAAGCAGAAGAGAAGCCGGAAAGCACATACACAAGCACCAGGAGAAAAGATATATACAATGATTGGTTTGAAAGCGAAAAAGAAGCACAAGAGTATGTGGAACAAACAAGGATTGCATAAAGTAAG